CATGAAACCGTGTTCAGCAGAACGTTGTTCCGCAAGTGCTTTCTCTTGGTTTTCTAGAACAGTTGCAGTTACCGCCATACGGTGACGGTCTGTGATTTCACCAGCAGAACCTTCGTTCAGTACTGGAGACCATTTTTCGATTAATTGGTCGTAAGATTGTTGCATAATAGTAATTCCCTACTTAATAGTTTTTTGGAGAGCGGAAACGTATTGTGCCATTGAACTAGAGACTTCGACCGTGTGGTCTGCATCTTCAGAAACAATTTCAACTTCTTCGTTTACGCTTGGTTCTTTAGCGAAGTGTGACTCAATGATGATACCAACTTTTTGAGCGAATGTGTCTTCGTCAAAATCAATACCTTCTACAAGTCCTTTTAACTTCTCTACTTGGGTGTCAGCGAGACCACGAGATGCTTCAGCGATGATTGCTTCACGCTTCAATACTTCGAGTTCTTCACTTAATTTGATTGCATCACCAACCTGACCGTTCAATTTCTCTTCCAGTTCAGATACTTGTTCTGCTAATTCGTCAACTAGGTCAACTTTTGCTTCAGGGACATCGATGTAAGATTCTACGAATAGATCTTTCATTTTACCCATGAATGATTCAGCGATTTCAGTACGGAGACCGTTCTGTACCGCAACCTTGTTATCTTCCATCCAAGACTCAACTACGTAGTTTAAGTAAGAATCTACTTTCTCAATAAGATCACCTTTAATAGATGATACTTCTTCAGATAGTTCTTCTTTGTACTGTGCTTCTAAACGGTCAACTTCTTCTGACAATTTAGATTTAACAGCAGCTTCAAAAATTACAGCAGTTTTCTCTTTGAACTCTTCGGAAAGAGTTGCTTCAGATTCTACCAACGCATCCAACTCGGACTTTGTATCGATAGTTTCTGCAACAGTCTCACCAGCTACTTCTAGGTCTTCACCCATTACTTTACCGTATGATGCTTGTAGGTCTACTTTCTTCATAGAATTAAGTTTACCATACATTGCACTAATCATACCAGCTTTAGTCTTAGGTACAGGTGCCTGTTTAGTAGCGTCAGCAGCCTTATCCACAGATGCGATAGACTCTGGCTCCGTTACAGGAGCAGCGTCTGCCTTACCTTTGGCAGTAGGTGCTTGTGCTTCTTCGAGAGTTTCCTCCACGATTTCGTTATCAATTTCATCGTGAAGTTCAACTTCGACTTTGGTTTCTTCAGTCATTATTGACTCCTTACATACTAGATTTGATTAACGAGAGGAAATTCTTAAACTCCCGAATCTGCACTTCTGGTCGAAATGCTTTCGGTGCGGTTTTAATTTCTGTCTCCATATCTTCAATAATTTGGGGTTCCAAAATGCCGTTATTCCAAACCCAATCTACACCTTCCATAATTCCATTGACAAAAGCGTCAGGTGCTGAGGGGTCTTGCACGATATCTACCGTGTTAAGAATAAAGTCGTCTTTGACGTACATTGCGCCATTTTTTTGTTCCAAACTTCCCATTCCACGAGTTGACACTCCAAGTTGTACACCACCATCAAGGAGACCTTTAACAATCTTACCCATTGGAGTATCCAATATTTGTGCCTTTCCTACCACATCATTACCTTCGAAACGAAGATCGGTGATGAGGTGAGAAACTTTATCCAAGTTAACCGTAGGGCCTTCAGGGTGATTCAATTCACCTACCGCACGTTTCTTACTAACTTGGGTTTCAACGTATGCATTTACTGCCTTCTCCATAATTGGTTTAGGGTAAATACGTCCGTTTCTATTCTTTGATTCTGTTTGAATGAAGATTCCTTCAATGACGTAATTCTTCTCGCCATTTTCTTTCTTCTCTACGATACACTCAAGATCGTTTTCTTTAAATTCACTAATTAACTTCATTTGATTTTACCACCAAGTGATTTTACTGTAGTCTGCAACGTCTTCATTGCCTCAGACTGTTTCTTGAAAACGTCTAGTTTGTCACCGTCAATATACACACAGAAACCTTTAGGTTCCTTTACGATGGCGACTGGTACTTTAACAGATCCAGTAGTCTTTGCTGAGTAAACGACCTCACCCTTATACTTGGGTTTAGTTTTCTCTCGAATCTGTTTAAATGTTTTCACTATAAGTTTTTTCCTTGTTTGTACATTTATTTATACAAATAAAGTTTCTTAGATCTATTTATTATTAAGAAATATCTTCTTCAGGTTCTTCTTCAACTTCTTCAGACTCTTCTACGTCATCTTCAAGGTCTAGTTCAAGGTCTTCGATGTCGATGTCTTCGTCATTGTTGTTGAAGATGTCTGCGGCAACACTTACCTTCTCCGCTTCCATCGCATCTTGTAACTTACTACCCAACATGTCATTGAATAGATCGCCTGCTTGATTATAGTTAGTTGCCTGAATCGCATCCACGAAATTATCGAGGTTCAATTCCATCTGTGTCTTTTCAACTTCAGGTACTTCTACTTCAGTTGCTTCTGCTTCACTCATAATTTTCTCCAATTAAAATTCTTCGTCTTCATTACCTGTTTCTGCATTGGCTTCGGTTGCGATTTGTTTCAGGATATTCTCAACCTCGTCCTCTTGCATTTGTAATACATTTTTCCAAACCCACTCTTTAGAGAAGTACTCACCAACATACTGAGATACTTGATCCATAGTCTGTAGACGTTCACGTAGAACCTCTGCTTCTTTGAGTTCAGAGAAGTGGTTGTCACGGATAAAGTCAACCGTGATGTCATTCTTCCACTCTTCCCAATCTAATTCAGTGATAACACCTTTCAGTATTAACTGTTTACGTAAGATATGTAGGAAAAGATTAGCGAAACGTTTTCTCAGTCTGTCAATAAACTTCTGGAACTTAACTTCGTCTCGGTTGATCTCTGTTGCACGACCTAGAGAGAACTGTGCCTCTTGTTCTAGACGTGATAGAGGTACGTTCAATGAACGATACAATCTCTTCTGGAAGTAGATGATATCATCAATCTGTCCAAGGTTCTCACCGCCAGGCAGTGTAGAGATCTCTGTACCACGACCACCTTCTTTACGTGGTAACCAGAAGTCTTCCAACATAGACATATGTTTGCGGTCATCTTTCAATTGACCTGTGTTCGCATCGTATACTAACTTGTTACGATAACGAGACATGATGTCTTTCATGTGTTTCTCTGCCTTCTGTGTAGGCAAGTTACCGACATCTATGTAAAAGATTCTACGTTCAGGCGCACGTGCGAGACGGTAGATTACCAATGAATCTTCCATCATACGCAATTGGTTGATTGGTTTGATTGCCTTGTGTAGGAAAGATACCACACGTTTTCTAGAAGGATCTAGTAGACCAGACGTAACATAGGATACTGAATCTGGACTTAGTTTAACACCAGACTGCGTTCCTGCTTTCTCTTGATAGATATAGAACTCTTCTGTCTTATCTACAATCTTTGCGTTAGTCGTGGGATCCTTCTTATACTTTACCTCACGAACCTTACGTACTTTCGCAGAGTCGATAGGACGTATTTCTTGAATACCCATCTTCATGTTCGATTCGTTCACAACTAGGAGATGATACAAACGACCATCTACATACCATGAACGGAACATGTCATGACCCAATTCATTGAAGTTCAACATACCACATATGGCATCAAACTCTTCAATCATTAGTTTTTTGATCTTGTCAGATGTCTTAACGTTATCGAGATCGAGTTCTACAGGTGATTCCATTTCGGAACCTGAGATTGCTTCGTTTACAATATCTTCGATAGCTGCATCGACTTCAGGATGTTGTGCAACACCCCTATACTTTTGAATCTGTTGAGTGTTATCTTTTGAATCTGCACCGTCCATATCGATATATGAACCAAAGTGAGAACCCGAGGCAGAGACGTATCCAGCACCATCGGGATCTACCGCTGGTACAATTGAAGGTAATTTTTCCTTTTCTGTCGGTTTATTTGATGCTCTTTTGATTTCGAAACCAAAGAGTTTTAAACCGTTATTCTCGTCTGCCATTTAAAAACCTCAAAACTTAATAGTAAAATGAAAGGGGAGACAATTCCCCCCTTCCATTCATTACTTATACTAGAATTAACTAGTAGTATTTGATTCCCAATATTGGATAGCAAATTCTACAGTGAACTCTTCGATTGCATCATTAGTCTCGTAAGACAATGCAATCTCCCCAACGTTAGTCGGGAAACAACCACGGAAGTTGTATGTTTTCAATACATCTCCATTGCGGTCAAGTTGATCAACGGATAAATCCGCCTCGTAATCTACAGGGTTAGATAAACCAGTATTTGCACTGTGTGCATTGATACCATTCATCCAACGTTCCATAGCGTCACGAACGTTGAAGTCCGTGTCGTTTATTACAGTTACAGTCCAGTTAGCGAAAGTACGATCGCCCGCAATCTTCAATTGACGGCCACGGAACGGAACAGTTACCAGTGCCATTTCTGACACAGGTAATGCCGCTGTCTTACATAGGAAGGATGCAAGTTCTACATCTCCACCAGCGTAAGCAGGGAAGTTCAATGTTGCCTTGAAGAGATTGGGACGTGCGCCTCCACCACGGAGTTTTGACTTAAAGTCGTCTACACCTAATACTGCCATTTTCTTATCTCCTCTATACCGTGCCAACTACTTCGTCAAACTCAACCCCAGTTCTAACTGCAACGAAGTTCAACGTTACGAAGTTAATAGAACGGGCGGGTTTGATGAAGATTGAAGCGATAAATTCATTTCTATCAACGACTGCTGGTGTGTTGTTTGTTTCGTCACAAACTACACGGAAGTCGGTGATACCTCTTCGACCTTGTACTTCACGAAGTAAAGGTTCTACGATGTTTGTAAATTCAGCACGAGTAAACTCATCGTTGAATTCAAACATTACGTTCTTAGCTGCACGGGCAATCGCTCTTTCAAGTACAAGGAACAATCTACGAACGTTAATTCGATCGAATGCACTTGGACGAGATTCAAACGTCTTGTCACCAAACAGGATAACACCAGCGCCTGGAATATTGGCAATTGGGTTAACGCCTGCTTTATATAGAGTATCTCTTTGAGTTTTGTTTGGGTTATTTACAATGTCCGTTACACCCAAGTAGTTACCTCGTCTCTGACCAGCAGGAGAGAACCAAGGTGCAGCTACCGCATCTGTTCCAGCGAACAGACCAGCAGTACTTGAGTTAGCGGGAACTTGTACATACTTATCGTTGTACTTGTCATAAACCTTCAACCAGTTATTATCAATAACTAGGTATGAAGAACGAGTACAACCACTCGCAAACGAAACGGTATCGTTTACAGGTTGAGTTCCTGTGATACCATCTTTAGCAGGGGAAGTAGTTACAACACAATCTTTACGTCCTACAGCAATAGAAACAAGATCATTTACTACTGTGTTACCAGCAGTCTTGGTTCCGTGAGCAGGAGCAATCAACATGTCAACTTCAACAGTTTCTACGTCTTCGAATAGATCAAAACCAGTAGCGTATTCAGAAGTGCCGATAGAAGCACCATCATGTCCACCACCTAGTTTAATTTTAGACTTTATGTCAGTCCAAGAACTGAAACCAACAGAGTAATCCTGAGAAGAATCTACTGTAGGTACTTCACCGATGTGAGAACTAAAGGTACTGTAATCTGTACCAAAGGCAGAATCGTCACCGAAGTAATCGTTCCAGATGTAGTTAGACTTATTGTTAACAACGTCTGAAATGAAGTTTGGTGAACCGTCTGGTGTCAGTGCATTCTCAAGAATCGATACATGTGGGAATGTTTCCAATACAGTACCTTTAGTTCCAGAGAGAGCGCCAGTACGATCAACAACAGCAATGTGCATCTCATCATTTATAGAAGAGGCATTAGTTTCTGCGAGGAACGGTGAAGTGCCTGGAGCTTGATCAAATGCTTCTGCATATGACCATGCTTCGAACGCTGAATCGTTTGTTTGAGCAGGACAGAATGATACTTCTAGTGCGTTACCTAGTTTACCAGCATACTTAGCTGCGAATGAACCAGTCTTGGATGAACTCAGTATTAGAGAGTCGAAGTGATCTCTATTCTTAATGAGGATCTGTTCACCAGCACTGTCAAGTCCAGTATCTAACACAAGTTGGTTAGATGAAGAAGCGTTAGCTGCTGAGTCACCGACCTCACGTACAACGTAAAGAGAGTTAGAATATTTTAAGAAGTTTGCTGCAGACAAAAAGTCTACATTGTTCGATGTGTCGGGTGCAGCGAAGACGCTTACTAGACCAGACTCATCTGATATTAGTGTGCGTTCTTGTACAGGCCCCCAACGAAAATTCCCTACAAAGGCGCCAGTCGATGACGTTACACTAGGTACTACCCCAGTGAGATCAATCTCTTTGACTACAATTGCGGGAGAAGCTGATGTTGCCATAACTTTTTCCTTTTTTCGGTTTGCGAATTATAAGTGTGCATTATACGTATTTTTCTTCAATACCTTTATTTATACTTTGAAGATTTTCAGTCCCATTCATGCACACCTACAGAACCTTGTAAACGTTCCAACCACTCTGACATATCCTCGCCTGGTTGCATCTGTTGTTCTTCTGACTCGATGTGTTCTGACCCATCATCGATGAAACCAGCTGGAGGCACATCATTCTCGATTGCCAACATCTTCTCTTCAAACATCATTTGTTTGAGGTTGATATCAGTCATGTCCGCAAAGAACTGTGTTGATACAAAGTATCCAAACATCACTAGGTTCATCATTAGATCGTCATGGTTACCATCAGATGCCTCGTAGGATTGTCCCTTACCTACAAACGTACTGATCTCTAGGATAGTGTTCTCGTCCACAATCTCTAGTTTACCTTCCTCAAGTATGTCCTTGATGGCAGTACAACCAAGACGTTTACTCTTACGAGTCATCTCGATACCGATAGAGTTTGCTTTTACTGCCGATGAAACATATACATTCTCATACTCTAGATCATAATACAGACCATTACAAACGACCGTACCTTGATCATTTGACTCAATTACCACATATGCATCGTTGTAGAGAGACGAATACTTATATATAATATTAGGAAACAGCACAGGCGATATAGAATTATTGCGATAGACGGCAACCTGTTTAAATGGTTTCGTGCTAATGTCGATTACGTTAAACGTAGAATAGTCCTGTCCTCTTCCCTTCGATACATCGACACATACAAGATACTCGTGATCTTTTTGTGGCTTATCGTAAACTAGGAAGTCTCCCCCATTTAGATATTCTATGGGGTTTTTTGCACGTAGTGACAGAAGTGTCTCTGCGTTGATTAGTGTATCACCTGTTCCGAAGAAGGTGTTACCAAATTCTTGATCGAACTGTAGTTGTGACGTGTTCGCAACTGTTTGACG